ATCTTAGTAATAATCTTCAAAGTTTAGCTGGGTTTGCAAGTGATGGTTTTATGATTAGATCTTCAAATGGTGATTTTTTAGCAAGAAGTTTAGAAGCTGGCACTGGAATAACTATAATAAATTCCGATGGTATAAATGGAAATCCAATAATTAGTTCACTAGATATACCTTTGACATTAACAGGAGCTGTAACAGGAAATGGAATTGGTAATATAGATACAACTCTTGGTGAAAATCAATCATTACCATTTAGCTATTTGAAACATAATTGGTCTTCTGGTGTTGAAAAAGGTGTATATCATATTTTAGTAGACGACGCTGTACCTCCGCATTTTGTACATAAAGTAGAAGCAGGAAGTGGTAGTACGTATAGAAACTGGCTGACTGTATATCAACCAGGATTTGGTTCTCAACCTACTGGACGTTACAGTATAGATTTTTATCATTCAATTAATGGTAGTCAATATCCTTTTGAAATTAGTATTTCAGGTTCTACTATTACTACTTATATACGTGCTAATTTAGACATGAACAATAATAGGATTAGTAATGTATTAGACCCAGTATCCACCCAAGATACTGCAACTAAGAATTATGTAGATACTCAAATTTCAACTATAGATGCACTGTCGAGTAATGAGATAAATGTTAACACAGATGGCGGTACTAATAACTGGTTAAGGCGTGCTAATGTAACAAGAACTGGAACTACTATATATGGTTTAAGTTCTTCTACATCATCTTTTTTATTAGAAAATAATAGCGTTGAAAGTGCTGGTATCGGTGTTAGTGGGAGCAGTGATGCTTGTACTATATGGACAGCAGGAGATTCTGGTAGTTTTTTAAATATTCAGGACGAAGATGGTTCTAATACCAGGGTAGCTTATGTAAATACTTCTGGCTCATGGATACAAGTTAGCTCTAGAAGCCGTAAGCATTCTATCAAAGATAAAACCAATAATAACGTATTAGATAGATTTTTGCAGCTATCCGTTAAGAGTTACGGCTATAAATATTCAGTTCCTGAAGACGTTTCTACAAAAACCTTAAGTAGAATCAATAAAAAGACTAATAAAATGCAGATAGGTCTTATATTAGAAGAATTATTTGAAGTCTTTCCTAATTGTATCCCAGATTATTATAATTCTTTGTTTAAAGATAAAAGCTCCAAGGAAAATTTAAATCTAAAAGAAGAAATCAAAGACATATCAAATAGTGGTATAGATTATAATGTATTGCTATGTTATTTCATCATGGCTTTTCAGGAATATATTAATAAAAATAATAGGGAAATTGATCAGTTAAAAACATTATTAAAAAAGGAGAATAAAAAATGAATAATAAAGAAAAAGTAGTTAGTAGTTTTAAAACTACTCTAGGACCAGAACCAGTAATAAAGTCTATTAACTATAAGGCAGTAGAATATTTAGGCTGGTTTATGTCAGATGCACAGAACCTGCGTAATTGGTCTTCTCAATTATTTGCAAGTGACGTAGATTTAAATAGCTCAAGAACTGCAGAGATAAAAGCCGCTGCTGAAAATTCTTTAACAGAAATTGAAGATGATGTAGTTAAACTTAGAGCATTTTTAGCAGAATATATACCACCTAATAAAAAGAAATAATAAAGAGGATAATTTATGGAAAAAGTAGAAAAGTTAAGTGATTTTTTAGTTGGTTTTGAAATATCAAATGATATTAACCGCTATGAAATCTTATCAGAGTTTCTAAAACAAGCTGGTAAGTTCTTTTATATAAAACACAGCAAAGGTATAGAGCTAAGTGCGGAAGATGTAGAAATATTTTCAGCAAAGTTTCAGGAGTTTCAAACTCATATAGAAAAAATATGTACTAGATGATTTTTGTTGATTACTTAAGTGCTCCATTTGCTAATTTAGCAAACAATAAACATACCATATTATCAGCAACTAGTAATGTACTGGTGGTAAATAGCATTATTGTCTGTAATCGGACTAGGCAAAGTATTAGATTCAATCTAAAGAAAGTAAGAACGCAAAACACTCCTGTAGAGATATTTCTATTAAATGAAGTAGAAATAAAGCCTTACCAGACAATAGATGCTATAGAAGAACTTGGGTTTAATATTTTTTTGCAATACCAACAAAACCCTGCAATTAGTGATAGTTTAGTATGTTTTTCTAATGGATTAAAGCAGGTATTTGATTGCGAAGTGTTTTATTCAAAGTTAAATGAAGCACCTTATACAATATAAGCTTTATAAAGATGCTTTTAATATGTTATAATAAAGTATAGGAAGAGGTACAAATAAAAGTTTTAGACATATTTTTACCTTATGTATCTCTTCCTTCATGCAGAGGTTCTACGAACCATAATAATCGTACCTTCGGTTTGTTTCTATACCCTTAAAAGAAAACTCCTAAAAAAGTAAAATGGTTTTAGGTGTCCCAATATAAAAAGTTTCTGTGAAACTATAAATCGCATTATCGGTTTTCTTCTTATCCTTAAAAGATTTTAACAATTCTAATTAAATATAAAATATTATTATGTCAGATAATCAAATCACAAAATTATCAGGTTTAGATATTGTCCCTGATACTGATAACACAAAAATTACTGGATTGTATATTCCTCAATTAACAACTGCACAAATCAATGCTTTATCTACTAATATAGTAAGAAATGGTGGTCTAGTTTATGATGTTACTGCTAATGAGTTAAAAGTTAGAAAAAATGGTGCTTGGGTAGCAATTACAACTGCTTAATATTCGGGATATTATTTAAAGAAAAGGCAAACACATGAATCCAGCATTGTTAAATTATTTGCAAGCAAATCAGCAGAACCAAGATCAGATGGGGTTATTAGATAATAATTCTCAAGAAGTAATGCCTAATCAGCAAGTAAATATTCAGTCTAATCCTTTTGATTCAGGAATAAGGCGTGCTGTAGAGACAGCTAGAGATTCACTGGGCATGACAGAGAAGCAGCAAGATAAAGCACTTCGTAGAGGCTTGCTTAATTTTGCAGCAAATATATCTCAGACTCCAAAGCAAAAAGGCTTCTTTGCTAATTTTGGTGCTGCCTCTCGTGCTGCTATTCCTGCCATGCTTGAATATGATACAGCAGAAGCAAATTATGAATCTGATAATAATGCTCTTGCTAATCAAATACTAGCTTATCAGGGAAAACAAAGAGAAGCATTAGCAAAGGCAGAAGAACAAGCATGGAGACATCAGTTAGAAGAAGATAAACTTGCAGAGGTAAAACGATACCATGATTTATTAGCAAAATCCAAAAATCAGGAACAAGGTCAGATAGAAAATATTGAAGGTAAACCTTTTCGTAAATTAGATAAAATTGAACAAAGGCAGGCTAATACATTAAAACGTAAAGCAGGTAGCACTTTACTTGCTGTTAAAGAAATTAACGATAGTTGGGATAAGTTGGAAGAACTAAGTAAAAATAATAGTTTTCAACCAATTGGTGGTTATTCAGGAATTGCTAATCCAACAAAAGATTTTTTTGGTAAGTTTGCTAATAATAAAGAATTACAAAAAGAAACAGCTACTAGAAAAGATCTAGCTGCAAAACTTGGCAATCTAACTGCTGTATTAGAAGCTGTAAAAGCAGGAGGTGGTAAATTAGGACAAGGTATGTATGACCGACTCAAACCTAATTTTCCTGATATTGAAAAGGATGATTATGAAACTTTTAAAGCCAAAATGAAATCTATTACAAAAGAAGCTAATCTTTATCATAAAGCAGCGGAAATGAGTTCTGATCGTGGTATAAGTATTGATCCTTACGATATACATGAAATGCAGAATAATATAGTGGAAGATGAAGAAAAAAATGATAGTGAGGCTTCAGATTACATTGTTATGACAGAAGGAACAACAGGACAAGAACTTGAAGTACCTTCTAATAAAGTAAAGCTTTTTGAATCAAATGGGTGGCACAGATAAAATGACTAGTTTTAATCCTTATGAACACGGAGCTAGAGACTTGCAGTCCACTACTAAAAAATTTGACCCATTTGAACACGGAGCTAGAAAATTACAAAGAGAAGTTATAGAACCAGAAGGTGATTCATGGCCAGCATTACTTGGTAAATCTGCTGCCAAAGGCTTAACTGACATGGCTGGTTTTTTTGGTAATTTTCAAAGCTCTCCTCAAGCCACACCTGAAACTCAAAAAATTATTGATAAATATAAAGATCGTTTAAGCACCCAAGATAGACAATTGCTTGATAGTAGGATGCCAACATCGCCAGAAATAACAAATTATTTTACTGATAAAACTGGGTATAATTTTACTCCTCGCCCTAGCAATGCGGCACAAAGAATAGTAGGAAATGCTGTTGAATTTGGAACTAGTTCTTTAATTCCAATGACTAAAACACAAGGTATTTTTCCTTTAATGAAGCAAGCGGGAGTTGGTGCTGGGATTGGAGCTACTAGTGGCGCAGCACAAGAAATGGGAGTGAACCCATTAGTTGCTGATATTGGTGCTACAATTGCTACGCCTTATGGTTTATCTGCTATAAAAAACACACCGCAAACACTAGCAAAAGCACCAAGGGCATTAATGGGCTTATCTCCAAACAAAATTAATCTTGAAGCAGGTCTTGCTGCAAGAGATTTAGGAATTGATCTACCTGCTGCTGCTCTTACAGATTCAAAAGTTGTTGGATTAGCTGATCAGTTAGCTGGAAAAGTTCCATTTTTAGGTACAAAAAAGCTAAAGAAAAAATACGACACTACACAAGATCAGACTTTTGCTGCTTTGGATAATATTTACAATCAAATTGGTCCAAAGAGCACTCCTTCTGTAGAAAAAGAAATTGATCGTTTATACAAAAGTAGCGAACAATATTTACCTCAAAATGCTTCAATAGAACCAACTAACACTCTTGCTGCAATTGATAAGATTAAAAATAAATCTGCGGGCTTAAGCTCTGAAGAAAAACAAGTTTTTGATTATATTAAAAACTTAAAAAGTGAATTATCTTCTCAAGCATCTAATCCTAATACAATTCCTGAATTTGGTTATTTAGGAGGACAGAAAATTGATTTAAGTAAGATCAAAGGTTTAAATTCCGATAAAGTAAATATCTCAACTACTCCTGTTGATGTACAAACATTAACAGACACAAAAAGAAGTTTAAACTCGATAATAAAATGGGATTTGAAAGATGGTGGAGTTAAGGAGTTATTAAAGTCTGTACGAAATGGTATTAATAAGGATATCCAGCAATACGGCAAAACAAACCCAGAGTTTTACAAGGCTTTTAAAGAAGCTGAAGAATTGTTTGGAAAGGTAGCAAAGCGTGAAAAAGTAGAAAACTCTCTGGGAACGAAAGCTACTAATTATACCACTGATGATTTGTCATATAATGCACTTGCTAAATCTATTCGTGATCCTAATAAAGCTCAAATTTTAGAAAAACAGACCTCTCCTGAAATAATGGACAAAATAGAAAAATTAGGTAATGTTGCTAAGGCTATGAGTAAAAGAGCAAGAGACATACCTAACCCTTCTGGAACAGCTATTACTCATTCGTCTTTAGCTGTAATAGGAGGCTTATTTACTAAGCCAATTTCTACTATATCAACATTACTTGGAGGGCAAGTAGCCTCAGAGTTATTGACAAATAAAAAATTTCTTGATGCTGCGATTGATGCTGCTAACAACCCTAAAAATCCTATAAAATCTATGGCTTTTAATAAGCGTTTAAAAGATATTACCGGATATTCTGTTGTTGATTTAAATAGAGAGCTAGCTAGACAAAAGACTAAAGATTTTGAAGAGCAATATCCTGATGCAATAACAATTGATAGTATGGGAGGTCAGTAATGAATTATACAACACTTACCGAGCAAATAAAGGCTTACGCTAACCGCACTGATGCTTTGTTTAATACTCAAATACCAAACTTTATTGAGCAGGGAATAAATCGTATTTACAGCGAAGCTAAAAATATCGGTTTTGAAATTATTATAACTGGCGATATTGCACTAAATAATACTACTATCAATAAGCCAGCTAATTGGCGCGAAACTATAAGCTTTGAAATATATAGTGAAAATCAGACATTTTCTAAGTTTTTATTACCTAGAAGCTATGAATTCTGTAAGTCTTATTGGCCTAATCAAACTCTAACTTCAGAACCTAGTTTTTATGCTGATTATAATGACTATAATAGCTTCTTTATCAGCCCAACAGCTGATAAAGCTTATAAGTATAGATTAATATATTTGGGAATTCCTTTATTTAACGAAGAAAATAGTGAGAATTTTTTAACTAGGAGATATCCAAGATTATTATTTTACGCCTGCATGCTAGAAGCAATGCCATTCTTGAAAGATGACGAACGTCTTGGGCAATTTGAGCAATTATACTCTAGTAGTCTTGCTAATATTAACCAAGATACTACTGAACGTTATGTTGATAGAACTTCAGATAGAGGTACGGAATAAATATGTTTAATGAAATTACAAAATTTGACTTTTTAGTAAAAGAGTTTTTTAAAGCCCAGTCTTCTGGTAATAAATCAGCAGAGCATTATTATTTATTAGAAATTTTATCTTTTAAAAAATCCGATCTTGGCAATCTTGATAATAAATATACTAAACTTGGACAATATGGTTCTTCGCAACATAAAAACGCTGAAGAAATTATAAATGGAAAATATGAATTTTTTCTACATCATGCAATATCTAAATGTATTGATGTTGGAACACAAACTGAAAATATATTAGAAATTGAAAAAGTTTCTGAAATTCAGTTACTCGGCAATAAAGAAGGAATAAACGAAGAAGTATTTGAAGATAATTTTTAATCGGTAACAAAAAATAATGGCAGATTATATATTTCCACTTACCTACAAAGCTGGCCTTAATCGAGATGGCACCGCTTTTCAGCCTGAATATTGTAATGATGGTCAGTGGATTAGGTTTAATGAAGGGAAAGTCAAGAAGATAGGTGGAGTTATTAGTCCTGGTAGATTAGGGATTTATAATTTTGAAAAAGTAAAAGCTATTACGCTGCTACCTAATAATGATGCAGATAAAATCAATGTATATTTAGCTTCTGAACAGAAAATCTTTACATTTACAGTTAATCAGGATTTTACTAACAAATCTGAGATTACTGAAATTAAAAGCTTTGCACAAGGTTCTACAAGAATGTTCCAAGCTGTTGTAGTGATAGATGATAATGTAAAGAAAATACTGTTTTTAGAAACTTATAACGCTCAAAATATAGCCGCCAATACTAAATGTAAGCTGTATCAACTAAATATCTCTAATAACACTATTACCGAAGTAAATCAAACTAGTTTTGATAATAAGGTAAGCGGTGGAATGTGTTATGCTGCACCACATTTATTCCTATATGGTGAAAATGGTTATGTGCAATATAGCAAGTCTGGTAATCCTCTGAATTTTAGACAAGAAGATAGGGCTGGAAGTCAAACTATCTCTAATGACAAAGTCATATATGCTGCTGCTATTCGTGGAGGCTCTAATTCCCCATCACTGTTGTTTTGGACATTATCTAAAGTAGTAAGGCTTACCAATACCTCCGAAGAAGGAGAACGAGTTGAACTACAACGTGATGTTGTATCTAATAGCTCCTCTATTCTATCGTCTAGATGCGTTGCTGAATATGATGGCTTATTTTTCTGGATAGGAACTGACAGATTTTTTGTTTATAACGGCGTTGTGCAAGAGATGGTTAATAATAGCTCCATCAATTTTTTCTTTGATAATCTTGATTATAAAAATCGTCAGCTAGTTTTTAGCGTCATAAATCCACGCTTTGGCGAAATATGGTGGTTCTATCCTGAAAAGGGTCAAGATCAGCATAATGTTAAAAATACTAGAGCTTTAATATATAATAAGCGTGAAAACTCTTGGTACGATACTGCTATAAGTAGAGATTGCGGAATATTTTCTAATGACTTTGGCTTTATGATTACTTATGGATTTAGTTTCCAAGCAGAGAATTTTAATAAATATTTATGGAAACATGAAGTAGGAGAGAAGGAAATTGCAGGAGAGGATATAAATGCTCCTATTGTTTCTTCGGTTACTACACCATTCATTTCGCAAGCAGCATTTAATTCAAAAGACCCAATGAATGGCATTGACAGGTTTTTAGAGCTTAGGCGTATAGAGCCTGATTTTGTTATGAATGATAAGACAAAAGAATTACAGGTTAGGATAAATACCAAAAGATATGCACAGAGCGCACTTAGCTCTTCTGATGCTATTACTTTTACAGGAGAGACTGAAAGGATAGATACTAGGGAACAGGGTAGAGCTATATCTTTGACCTTTTCGTCTGAACATGATTTTAGAATGGGTAATATTATGCTTCAGCTTGCAAGCGGGGATGGCAATTAGATGATAGTATGGCCTGAGTATATAGATATAAAAGATTGGTCAGCTAATTTAATTGCTGATTATCCTGATGAGTATTTGCCTATACTTGAAGATGCGGACAAATGGGAAGACTGGGCGTCTGTAATTGCAGGTACTGGTATTTTTGCCAGAAATGAGATACCAACTCCTTTCTCTGTTGAATCAGGGGAAAAGCAACAAGAATTTAAAGATTGGCAGGAATGGGCAAAAACAGTGTATAATTTAATGATGAATAGTGGAGATAAAGATGTTTAGTCAAATAGATAATATGCAAGAAGGTGAAGATATGGAAGATAATATCTTAAATATGGCAAATACAGCTAATATTACGCCAAATTATTATGTCGATGGTGGAATGGTCAAAAACGAACAAATATCACCTCTAATTGCATTTATGGGGCAAAATGAAGGCAATCAAAAAGAAAACAAACCTAAGGCTAATAACAATCCTTATCCTTCGCTTGCAGAAATGATTCGTCAGCAAGGAGGGGAGGAAGATGTAGTCCTTGCACATATTAATCCAATAGAAGCAGAAATGCTAAGTGTATTATCTGGTGGGGGTTCTACTAATCCAGTAACTGGCTTGCCACAATTTAGTATTTTTACTAATCCAAAAAAAGCTTTAAAAGGTTCTGCAGGAGGAATAATAGGCTCTGTTTTAGGTAATATGCTACTCCCTGGTATTGGTGGAGTAATCGGCGGGGCTTTTGGTGGTGCTGCTGGTTCTATGGTGCGTGGACGTAATGATATGGGACAAGCTATGCTACGCGGGGGAACAATAGGAGCAATGCTTCCTACCGCTGCAAGTTTAGCAGGAAGTGGCGCAAGTTCACTTGGAGCCAAAGGACTGGGAGCTACTTTAAGTAATTACGGAGCACAAAATGCGGTATTACCATCAATTGGCCTTGGAAGTTTAGGAAATAGCATAGGTGGAGCTTCTGCTGCTGGTGAAGTACCAGTTTCAGAAATAGTAGCTAAAGAAGCTGCACAAACAGCAGCAACAGAAGGAGCTAAATCTACAGCAGAAAAGTCCTTTACTGATATGTTGATGGATAATAGTAAGAGCTTCTTTAGCAAACCTTCTAATTTGCTTACTGCTGCTGTTGTTGGTGGTTCTCTCATGAATAGACCAAAGCCACCTAAGGAAAAATCACCAGAAGAATTAGCTGCTGAACGAAAACGTTATGAAATGGCTTTAATGCTAACTCCGCAGGAGCAAGCTGCTAAGGAAGCAGCAGACTTAGCATCAGAGCAATCAAGAAGACGTGTTGCTAGGAATAAGTTTCTGCCAGAAGAGAGGTTTAATATAGAGCCTTTATATGTAAAAACCAATAGCCCTGAAGATTATAAGAAAAAAGGAAGGTGGCTTGAATATTATAATAACCCTGAATTTACTGGCAATCCTGTAATGATGAAGGAAGGTGGCATGGCAAAACCTAGAATGTCTTATGAAATGGAAGAATTTAACTATCCATCAGGACTTGGTTTTTATATAAGTGGGCATACTAGTGGGCAAGATGATAAAATACCAGCTATGCTTTCCGATGGCGAATATGTAATACCTGCTGATGTGCTAGCTCATTTAGGAGATGGAAATAATAATGCTGGTGCTAAAAAACTTGATGCTATGGTTGGTAAAGTTAGGCGTAGTAAGGGCTTTAAGAACACTCTGCCACCAAAGGCAAAATCACTAACTGCATATATGGGGGTATAGATTATGGCAGGCACATTTTATCCAGGGCTACTTAACCAATCTGATCCGAGTGCAGAAGAAGTCTACGTACTAAATCACCCTGACATACAAACTCGGCGCATGCTAAATCCTAGTAGGTTTAATGATGTTAATAATGCTAGAGATTGGTTACAAAGAAGTGGTATATATGATTTCAATCCCCGCAAGCACGACTCTAACTTTGAAAATACACTAGAGGGCTTACTGGAAAAAGGCTATAAACAGCTTGCTGGGGATAGGGCAAGACTTAGTGGCTCAAATTACCCAGCATATCAAGGTAAAACTCTCAGTCCCATGTCAGACCTTACTCAAAGAGCTAGAGGTCTGCAGGAGTATTATGGCAGTAAACCTACGCCATATTCTGATAAAATATCTTCTGTTTTATCTCGTCCTACTGGATTATCTGAGGTTAGTACCTCTGGATTATTGGAAAATACAGGTGGAAGACAAAGAGATTATGGTAATTCATTACTAGGAAACTTACAAAAAGAATTTAGGTCTTCTTACAACGATAGGGTAGATCGCTTCCAAAGAAAAAGTGGAGAAGACATTAATCGTGGTATTGGAGAATTTAGAGGTAAACTCGGTGATATAAGCACCTTAAGTCGTAATCTTGACCAAAATGCTAACCAATCTACTGCTAAAGCTTTGCAAGGACTATCTGGTCAAAAGCAAGCAAGACGTAATTTGCTTATTGATAATTTAGAGCAGTTTGGCAATCAAAAACATGCTCTTAATAATTTAAAATTGCAAGCTGATAAAGCTGCTTTTAATCAGGAGGTTAATGCACCTTACGAAAAAGCTAATATGTTAGAAGAAGTTCTAAATAGGGGTAGCAATGCTGTTAGAGGTGATATCCATCCTGACTTGGAAAACTCTATGGTAAATCAAATAAATCAGGCAATGACTGCTTATAATGCTCCAACATCAAAATATAAGGGGCAGATGATTGCAGATAGTAATGCAGAGCTTGATACCTCACATCAACTTATGGGGGGTTTGAGTTCTAAATTTAGAGACAGTTTTTATCCTGAAAGAAAAGAACTTACAGGCAGATTAAGTAACTCTGAACAAAGCGTTAGTCAGTCTGCACTAGATAAAGTACCAGAGGCAATTAGAGGTCAAATAGAGCAGCTTGAATATGCAGGTAAAAAACGTCTTAAATCTGATCTTGGTACTCTTGCTAATAAATATACTCGGCTTGGCCAGTATGGCTCACCGCAACATATGTCAGCAGCAGAAGAGAGGGTAAGAGAGCTTAATCAGTCTACTTTAGAGCAACGTAATAAACTTATTGAAGGAAATCTTAAGAACCAACTGCAAATGCAACATCAGTCTAATATCGGTGATATAAAAAAGCTCGGTATGCTTGGTGATTTAGGTCAGCAGGAGTTTGGTGATTCTATCAAGAATATTAGAGATTTAAATAGGCTTGGCTCTACTAAATGGCAAAATAGCCAAGCTGAGAATGAAGAACTTTACAAAAACTATATGAATGAAGCTATGTGGATGTGGCCGCATATGCGAGGTCAAGCTATGAGAAGCGGTAGAAGCGGAGCTTTTTCTGACGTGTTTAATACTATGAAGAATAATAATATCAGCATTGAGAATTTAGCTAACCTCAATAAAAATTATCAAGAGATGGTAAAAGAACGAGATAATTATAGTACTCAAGTAAATAATCAAGCTAATAAGTATCAAGGTCAGATTAGCAGCTTACAATCACAACTTAATGAACAAAAAAGATTATTAGCAGAAAAACAAAAGATAGCTGAACAGGAAAGGCTTCTTGCACAAAAAAGACTGGAAGAATCTAGAAAAGAACAGCAAAGATTATCCAGCATTGTACCAAACTGGAGTGCCTTTAATCTAGGTAATTATAAAAATGTAACAATCTCTGCCCATGATCTAGCAAGAGAGTTTTATCGCTCGCAGGATCCATCTATTGCAGAAAGAGCAAGAACTGATTCAGCTTTCCGTAATAGTATCGATAGTTTTCTTGGATATCCAAATCAAGGCTTAGCCGTTAGGAGGTAACAGTTAGTCATTTTTAATAACTTCAAAGGAATTCTCTCCAACCAGATTACTTTCATGGTCAATTAACTTTTCTTCAGCTGAAGAGAGTAGATTTTTTAATGCATTCTTATCTTCTCTTAATTCTTGCTTTTCTAAACGCAGCTCTTCAACATTTTTGGATGCCATTTCAATGATATTATCTTTTTGTTTTAAGGATTTTTCTAGACTAGTCAGAGAGTTTTTATAAGTAGAAAGTTCCTTTTGCAGAGAATTAATCTCGCTATTTTTAGCAGATAAAGTATTTTGCAGTGAACTTAGCTGGTTATTTACCTGATTGATAGTATTACCTTGAGAAGTAATAATTTTATCTTTCTCAAGAAGCTGTGCTTGTAATGTAGCTATCTGATTTTTAAGAGCAACTGACTCTTCTTGTACATA